CTGGTGTTGTCCCTGTGGCCGTGGGAACCTACGTGCCACCGGTCCAAACGTCGTATGGTTCATCGATGGGACGATGGTGTTTGGAACTGGCGTAAGTGAGCATCAACAGGCCTGGTGAAAATGACCATTTAGTCACGGCAGTGGTGGTGTGTGAGTATCACATCAATGAGCGGCTGCCGTGTACGTGGCGATGTACACCAAACCCGTCACAGCGTCAGGATCGTGTCTCAATAAATTCCCGGATTAAAGCCCCGGGGTTATCTGGGTGTGGGTCGGGTACGAACCTCCACCTGGGTTGAGGGACACAACCTGCTTGACGATTCTACCAAAACTTTTCATGGCAAAACCCAAGAAACGTGGCGAATCGGCAGTAGGACTGCAGATGATGAATATTTCTTTCAACTTCCGGGGTGTGTTGGACACTATCGGCGGGCACTATGCTCGGCTGCAAAACACAGTGCAGTCCGAGACCCAGCTCGAATATCTGTGCGAAAATCTAGAACGGCTCCGCGATACCGCTCTAGATGAAATTCGGACCCAGCTCTTGAGGGGCGGGGTCGAACCTGATCCCGGGCCACAACCAGTGGCCACGGCACCAATTCTAAGTGGCCGTTTGGCTGATCAGGTTATCGCGGCAAGTGGCGCCGGTGGCCGAAATGCCCCGGCGCCCGAACAGAAGGCGCAGCCGGCTCAGGTCAGAGTCGTTGCGAGTGCACCCGGAACCCCGGCAGGCGTTGTTTCGCCTCAGCCGGTGAGGTCAACGAGTGTGAGTTCCGCTGTGTCTAGTTCAAGCACATCAAGTGGTGGCAGCGCTTCCTCATCAGGGAGTAGCGGCCCCCCACCAGGCAGGAGGCCTGGCAAGAGCGCCGTGCGTGGGCGCGGAAGAAATGCACGTGAGCGAGTTAACCGCGCTAACAAGCATGGCCAGTCCCTGGCAATGTCGTACCGCGATGCGGCATCGGCGGCTCAGGGTGCGGCAGACGCAGCAAATGAAAAACTGCGTGAAGTGTTGGAAACTGCGCGTGAACTCCCGTTCCAGGTTGAAGGAACGCCCCCAGTCGTGGTCACCTTGAATAAACCTCAGGTGTCCCTCGTGACGGCCTCAATTCCGGAGATTCGGGATTTCTCTAGCCGTGTCACGTGTGTGTTAACTGGGTTGGAGAAGTTCAACCAGGGGCTTGGACGCCTCACATTGGGTCTACTGACGGCCGCTCGAAAAGCTTCTGAGTGGATTGATCAAGTCGGGGACCCGATCCAAGTTCGTATCCTCGGGCCAACCGAGGCGCCGACCGATGACCTTCGGCCGATGCGGAATGTCGGTGCTGACATAATGAGGACGGGCAATGGGCTGTACACAGTTGAGCTGAAGACTAAACTGACAGTGCGCCATGCCTTGGTCTCTGCCATAGGCTTCAATGAGCTGCTCACCTTGCGCAACCATACGCATGAGCAGATGTGTAAACATTTGGAGCATGTAGCGGGGTTTGACCTCAAATCGTACCGAACTCCTGACCACAAGGGGGAAATGATAATACAGGACACGGTCAGGTACTACGAACTTTGGGCTGCGCGCGAGGGATATTTTCAGGAAACGGACACGCTAGTAGGCGACCGTATGACGTTGTTGTCGGCTATGGGTACGGAGTGGGTGACTTGCAATTACCTGCCCTCGGGCCTCTCAAACCTGGCACAACTATTACGATGCATCCTACTCGCGACTATCGTGGCCGTGAGTATGTCCAGCGCAGCTTGGGCTGCCATGTTGTTGGCGCGGCTCTACCGATGGCAGATCCCCATGATATCCGGACTCTTGCCGCCGGCGTGTGCAAGCGCTTTGCGTGTCGCCCTCCAGCCATTGACCAAGGTGTTGTTCGCCGCCTCCGGTCTTTCGTCCGTCTTTTCATACGCAAGATATGGTCTCCCCTCCGTCCCGAGGACCTTCTTAGCGTTGAGGAATGGCTGGAAAATAGTCACTACAGCGGTGAACAACGAGCTTACTTTCGCCAGCTCGACGAAGACCACCCACAGTTGCGTAGGAAGGACTACGACTGTGTCATGTTCGAGAAGCGTGAAACGCTATCGGAGTGCAAGCATGCCCGCCTCATTAACTCGCGTTCAGACGTGTTCAAAGTTAAGACGGGCAGGTGGTTCGCGTCGATTGAGAAGTACATCTTCGGGGAGGTCGAAGGCATCGAGCCGTCCCCGTAGACGCCATGGGCGAAGTGGTTCGTTAAGCACGTACCAGTCGATCAGCGGCCTGCGTTCATACAGGCGCGACTTGGTGCGGCGTCGGGTTTTGTCTATGCCACGGACTACACTTCGTTCGAATCGCTCTTTAGCCCGGAAGTCATGCGTGCGGTGGAGCTTCAACTATATGCGTATCTGTGGCGCGACTTGCCCGGGGGCAAGGCCATGGCAAGGACGATTTCTAAGGTCCTGTCAGGCCGTCAAACGTGCCGTGCGCGCGGCCTCAAAGTGTGCGTACCCGGGTGTCGTATGTCCGGGGAGATGTGCACTTCTCTCGGGAACGGGTTTACTAATCTCGTTCTCATGGCTTTCGTTTGTGCTGAACGGGGCTATGTCTGGGATGGCGTGGTTGAAGGCGATGATGGCCTTTTCGTGGTGGGTGGGGACCTTGATGCTCGGGATTTTGAGCGCCTCGGTTTCCGCATTAAACTTGTCCGCCACGACCGCGTCAGCACTGCTGGGTTCTGCAAGTTCGTCTATGATGAGGAGTCTCTAGAGAACGTGGCAGACCCGGCGGAGCTCCTGGCAAAATTTGGCTGGACGCACAGCCAGCTTAAGGACGGCGGGGTCGAGACTATGCGAGCGTTGCTTCGAGGGAAGGTTTACTCCCTGAAGAGTGAGCTCGGTGGTGCGCCGATCGTCGGGTCCTTGGTCCGTTGGGTGGACCGAACCGTTGGTTGCGGGAAAATCCTGCATAACACCAGAGATGGGAGATTGGATTACTGGATGATGCAGAAGCAATCTTGTAGGAGATCGCTTCGCCCAGTGACGCAGGGCTCTCGTCTCGTTGTTGAGAAGGTTTATGGGGTGTCGGTGGCTACGCAACTAGCTATCGAGTCCTATATCGACAGTCTCAAAACACTTTGTCCATTGGATGGGCCTGTGTCGGCGCTGATGAAACCAGCGTGGAGGGCCTATTGGCAGGGGTTTGTTGTTCATTCCCCTGCAGGCACTGATTGTGTGTGGTAAACCTGCAGGTAGGCACCTCCAGCCTGTTGAAATGGGGCGTTCGGGGCATCGGGC